ACCAATCAGGAGAGGTTTGAGGTTACTTGGAGTTGTTCCCCAAAGCTCTCAGTTAGTGGAGAATCTTGGGAGACTGCTATTAAGCCTGCAGTGGCTCTTGATTATGCTGGTGTGGACGGCAGTGACATGTATCTCAAGTTTGTGGTTGCTGATCGTACTGACATTGACGAAGCTGGTAGAGCTGTTGCAGAATATCGTAAAGCAGGTATCGACTGTCCTGTCTATCTCATGCCGTTGGGTGGTAGATCAGAAGAATACAATCTCAACGTCCAAGAAGTCGCAAACATCTGTATGGAAAAAGGATGGCGATTTACACCCAGACTACACATTAGCCTCTTCGGCAACGCCTGGGGCACCTAATACACCACTTGAACGTGCTATGAAAGCACCAATTGATTTAGAAAAACTTCGTAACAAAGGACTTTAAATGGCACTAGCGACTGAAATAAAAGACTGGATTAAAACCTACTGTAAAGAACACAACATTCAACAGTTGGTTGTTGGTGTTTCGGGTGGCATAGATAGTGCGGTAGTTAGTACACTTTGTTCAATGACTGGTATTCCTACTCTTGCATTGGTTATGCCCATTAGACAAAAGCAAGAACAAACCGACCTAGGAGTTGATCATTGTATATGGCTAGGCAATAATTATATGAATGCTAGTTTCGAAATGATTGATCTTACTCCAGTATTTGAAAAATTTGAAGATCTCTTTCAGTTTCCAAAAAATGAACTAGCATTGGCAAACTCTCGTGCTAGATTGAGAATGATGACATTGTATCAAAAGGCACAAACATTTGGCGGTATAGTTGTAGGCACAGGAAACAAAGTTGAAGACTTTGGTGTTGGTTTTTACACAAAATACGGCGACGGTGGCGTTGATATCTCACCTATTGCAGACTTATATAAAACTGAAGTATGGCAACTTGGCAGAGACCTAGGAATTGATCAACGAATCATTGATGCAAAACCCACAGACGGATTATGGGAGGATGGCAGAACTGATCAAGATCAAATGGGAGGACTATCCTATCAAAAGCTGGAACGTGCAATGCAACTTGATGAACTTAATGCCCTTGCAGTTGGTCCAGAAGTAGAATCATTGGAAAAATATCGCGAACTTAGAGCTAAAAATCTGCATAAAATGCAACCTATACCAGTTTTTAAGCACAAGAGGTAAAACATGTTTGACAAAATTAAAAAAATTTTAAAAAAAGAAAAAACTGAACCTGAAAAAACCAAATCAAGATCAAGGAAAAAATCGCCTAAAGAAATAGCAACTGCAAAAGGTGAACCTTATGTGTCTATATTAAGCATGGACGTTGATCCTGAAGATATAAACAACGGTGCATTCGAACTAGACTGGAACGAAAAATTTATAGCAAATCTTGTTCGTGCTGGTTATCAGCAAAAACCAAATGAAGAAGAACATGTTATAGTTGATAGATGGTTTCAGAATGTTTGTAGAAATGTTGCACTTGAAACCTATGAACAAGCTCAGGCCGATCCTGAAATAAGATATACACAAAGTCGTGATCTTGGTAATGGATACACTGAAGTAAAGTAATGATTTTATATGCCAACGGGGACTCTCACACTGCTCCAAACTTTAGTTACGCAGGTATTGTTGCAAAAGAATTTGGATACAATTTAGTTAACCAAGCACAAGGTGGGAGTAGCAATTCAAGCATCATTAGACGCACACGTGAATATTTAGAGCAATCAACACCAGACTTTATTGTAATTGGATGGAGCACCTGGGAACGTGAAGAATGGTTCCACAATGACAGATACTACACAGTAACCGCAAGCGGAACAGACAGTGTGCCTAAGGAACTTAAAAGCAAGTACAAACAGTGGGTAACTGAACAAACACCTGATTTATGGATGGAAAAGGCTAAAGAATGGCATGAACGCATCTATAGTTTTCATCTTGAACTAGAACAACGAAACATAAGACATCTGTTCTTCAATTGCATGTATGATTTGTTTTTGCATTTTCAGGTTAATAAAAATAAAATATACAATTGGAACAACAAATTCGTAGGTCCTTATGATAACAATCAAAGTTATTACTGGTATCTTAAAAACAAAGGTTTACGTCCAGACAAATGGTATCACTACGAAGCTGATGGGCATCAAGTGTGGGCAGATTTTTTAATAAATTACATTAGAGAAAACAAACTTATATGATACTTTATGTTAACGGAGATTCGCATACTGCGGCCGCTGAATGTGTGAATAATCATGCTTTTGCAGAAGATGATTGCCAGTACTGGATGATGGGTAGAGTACCACATCCTGATAACATTGCACATTCATGGGGTAAACTACTAAGCAATAGATTAAACTGCGGTTTCAAATGTGAGGCTGAAAGTGCGAGTTCTAACGATCGTATTATGAGAACTACACGTCGTTGGCTAGAACAACAAGCACACGATATATATAGAACACTTTTTGTTATTCAATGGAGCACCTGGGAAAGAGAAGAATGGCTGATAGATGGAGAATACTATCAGGTTAATGCATCAGGCATAGATGATGTTCCAGAGAATCATAAACAAAAATACAAAGAATATATTGCAAACCTTGATTGGCAAGCAAAAACATTCGAAGCACACGATAAAATTTGGCAATTTCATCAAGAATTAAAAAATATAGGCGCAAAGCATATTTTTTTCAATGGCAACACCGACTTTAGTATCATTGAACAAAAGCAGGATTGGGGATCAAGTTATATTGAACCATACAATCCTATGTGTACATTCAATCATGTTGTTTCGCAAAAGTGCGAAACTGTAAGTCCTACAAGCTATCACTACGGAGTTGATGGACATAGAACTTGGGCACAATACATAACAAAATATATTGTTGACAATCGTTTGGTATAGTGTTATAATTAGTACATTATATACAAAAGGAATCGTATGAAGTATCTATTGATTGACACTGCTAACATGTTTTTCCGTGCTAGACACGTTGCATTTCGTGCAACTGATCCTTGGGAAAAGGTTGGCTATGCACTGCATATAAGCATGGCCGCTATCAACAAGGTGGCAAAAAAGTTTGACACCGATCATGTGGTGTTTTGTTTAGAAGGTCGTAGTTGGCGTAAAGATTACTACAAACCATACAAGGCAAATCGCAGTGAAGCAAGAGCCGCACTTACAGAACGTGAACAAGAAGAAGAAAAATTGTTTTGGGATACTTTTGATGACTTCAATCAGTACCTACGTGAAAAAACCAATTGTAGTGTACTACGTGATGGTGATGCAGAAGCTGATGATCTTATAGCACGTTGGATACATCTACATCCTGCAGATGAACATGTTATTATCAGTTCAGACAGTGACTTTTATCAACTGTTGGCTGATAATGTAAAACAGTTTAATGGAATCACTGATCAGTTAATTACCATCGAAGGTGTATTTGATGCCAAAGGCAAGCCAGTAATAGATAAAAAAACAAAACTTCCCAAAGAAGTACCCGATCCTGAATGGTTGTTGTTTGAAAAGTGCATGAGAGGCGATAGCAGTGACAATGTGTTTAGTGCTTTTCCTGGTGTACGTAAGAAAGGTACCAAAAACAAAGTTGGACTACTAGAAGCATTTGCAGATAGATCTAGCAAAGGATATGCTTGGAACAACATGATGTTACAACGTTGGACTGATCATGAAGGCAAAGAACACAGAGTATTAGATGACTACAACAGAAACAGACAGTTAATAGATCTAAAACAACAACCTGAAGAAATAAAACAAAGAGTTGACACGTTTATACGTGAACAAATCACCAACAAGGATGTAGGACAAGTTGGGTCTAAATTCCTTAAATTTTGTGGTAAATACGACTTGAATCGACTGAGCGAAAATGCAGAACAGTATGGACGTTGGTTGAATCAGACATACCAAGGAGTTTTAAAAGTATGACAGACACAATAGCAAAGCCTATAGTTAATGGAAAGTTTTGGGTGCTACAGAAAAACAACCAAAAAATTGGTTCAGTTGAAAAGACACCAACTGGCTACTTTCTGAAAACAAACAAAGAGGCAAGTCGTTTTAAAACTATTAAAAGTCTACGTGATATTACTAAAATAAACTTTGATAGTGTGCTTGAACGTGTTAAACATCCTGAGAATCAGGTAAATCGATTTCCAACAGATTGCAAACCATACAATGGTGTATGGGATATAAATCAACGTCTGCCAATATATACCAAAGAAAAGAAATCAAAAAGCTGGTATGCAGCAGGATACTACATGGTTACAATAAATCGCAAAACCAAGGTCATGTTTTGTCCTAAACTTATTTTACTAGATCGTTATGGTTATATTGGTCCAGTAAGAGAACCAGATGGATTCTACTACAAGTGAGTGGGCTCTACATTAGAAAATTTATTGATAGAGTTGCACAATGTGATGCGACTAATGCACGTGACTTTGTTTGGTCAATGCAAGATGCAAAGAACTTACACGGTGACATTACCAAACTTCTACTTGACATAGAGCTACTGCAAAAACAAGAAACTGCCAAAAAAGCAGATACAATACAAGTAGATGGTGGAACCTGGTAGTTAAGTAAGCCGTTAACTAGTTATCTACGTAGTTTATCATAAATAACTATGGAGATAACGAACATGGCAAGACCAAAACCAAAAATTCTAGTTGAAGTCACTGACAAAGTAACTTACAAAACTGAACAAGTATTGGCCAGTGAAGGTATATGGGCAGTATACTTTGATGACAAACCTATAAATCTAAAAACATCAAACATGCTGGTACAGTATCCTGGACCAAAGTATAAAAAAGTAAGTTTCTCAAACCCAGGGCATGCAATTAGCCTAGCAAAAAAACTCAATACACAATTCAAGACCGACAAGTTTACTGTGGTATTACTCAGTAAAGGTCAAGTTGTTTATAAAGATGCGGGATAAGAAAAAACTTACACTTAGTATTCTTAATCTATTAGACGAAAATCGTACTGAGTACAAAACTGCATTACATTCATGGTGGTATAACACACGTGAAAATGGCGGAATGCGTCTAACCTCTACAGGATTTTCAGTTCTAAAAAAACTTAAATTTGAATATTGGGATTATGTGCTACCAGATAACTATGCTCGTAAGAACAAACGAGTTATACTTGGACTTGATCGCAAACTGCAATTTCCTTACTACTACGGACAAAAACGTTTGAGCTTCTTTGGTTCACAGGAAGCAATGATGGCAAATCTCACTGGTGACCTAGAATCATGGCTAGCCAATAATTTCTGATATTTTTTTTGCTATAGCGGTGTGTCCTTGTATCAGTGGATGTCCTCCAGAACCTTTTTCAAAACCTTCACACATTTCAACCAAGGTTCCAATATAGTTAGAGCAGTAACTGATATCACAATCCCATGGACCTAAGAAATAGTTTTTGCATTTGATATAGCTCTCTAGTATACGAACCTGAGTATGAAACTTGTTCTCTGCCCATTCTTGATCCCAATTGTTAAAATAATTTGGTGTCTTAGTTGGTGTATAGTGTTCCCAATTAAGTTCAAATCTATTAGGCGTTGTAAAACCTACTATCACAAGATTAGGATTGTACTCATCGATAGCATTGACAGTGGTTCGTACAATATAATCATTACTTGCTCCAGGTTGTGCAAGATTTACCACAGACATACCGAGTCTTGCACCTAGTTGATAAGGCCAGGCCAGACTGATGTCTTGAAGTTCTGTTCCGTATGTAAAACTATCACCAATTGTGAGTAACATTTTATCCATTGACTTTTACTGATTATTTGTTATAATGTAATTATATCGAACTACACTGGAGATTGATTTATGCACTTGGAAACAAAAGATATTAGTCTGTATACAAAGGTTACTAATCGACTTAAAAACGGTAGATACTATAGAAACCATGACGAAGAACGTGCAGGTTTACAATTGCAAGCATTCACAGCACAAAAAACTGCTATGGAACATAGTGTGCAAAATCAAAAAG